CAACCTTTGTTCACAAAGTTGCCTAAACAACCTATAGTTTTTAAAATAAATTGTAAGTTGATGCCGAATAAATTAATAGTTGTGATATACAATTATTAATAGTTACTGTTAATTTATCGTTATCAGTACCAATTAGCAATTTAAAGCAAAAACTAGGAAAGGTGGGTTTTAAAATGACCCCTACCGCTGAAATTTTGACGCTGGCGTTGATAGCGTTATTAGGAGGTACATACAAATAAATTAGAAAGCCGACTATGTTTGACGATAATAAACCAAAAATATATGCTATAGTTCTTGTATCTGAACATAACAATTCAGTATCAGTTCATTTTGAAGGATTTACTGATTTACAAGATGCTAAAGATTTTAGCCATTACATTATGGAAGAATTAAATATAGAAGATATTAATAATCCAAAAGATTTCACAGTTCACTAGGTGGGGGGTTTTGTTTAAAAAATGTCAGAAATTGTAATTCCATACTCACCAAGAAAACTCCAAAAATTTTTGCACAAAGAAATGCTTAAGCACCGATTCAATGTAGTCGTAGCACATAGGCGGTCAGGCAAAACAGTAATGTGTATTAATCACATGATTAAGGATGCTTTAACAAATCCTAAACCAAATCCAAGATATGCTTTTATTTCACCTACATTCAAACAAGGTAAATCAACAGCTTGGGATTACATAAAAACCTATGGCAAGAACATCCCTTTTGTTAAGTTTAATGAATCAGAATTAAGATGTGATTTTCCTAATGGATCAAGGATTACTATTTTAGGTGCTGAGAATGACCAAGCGTTAAGGGGGATATTCTTAGATGGATGTGTAATGGATGAAACTCAGAATATTAGTTCTACTTTGTTTCCAGAAATCATCAGACCTGCTTTGGCAGACCGCAAGGGTTGGTGTATTTTTATAGGTACACCCAAAGGACAAAATTATTTTTATAAATTACACAAAGAAGCAGAATCTAAAAAGGATTGGTGGACAGGGGTATTCAAAGCATCTGAAACAAAGATATTAGACAAAGAAGAATTAGAGGCGGCACAAGCTGTAATGTCCTCTGATTTATACGACCAAGAATTTGAATGTTCATTTCAAGCTGCTATCACAGGTTCTTATTATGGGGCTATCATTGAAAATTTAGAAAACACAGGAAAGATAACAGATGTGCCTTATGATGAAAATTTAAAAACAGAAACCTGGTGGGATTTAGGTCTTAAAGATTCCACAGCAATTTGGTTTGTGCAAAGACATGAAAATGAAGTTAGAGTTATTGATTATGAAGAATCCTCTGGTGAAGGCCTTGATTTCTATGCAGACCTACTAGATAGCAAACCTTATAAATATGATAGACATATAGCTCCACATGATATAAAAGTTAGGGAATTAGGAGCTTTTGGAAAATCAAGGTTGGAAAGTGCTTTAGAATTAGGTATATCATTTGATGTAGCACCTAAACTTTCAATTGAAGATGGTATAGAAGCTGTAAGAAGAACATTACCTAATTGTTATTTTGATAAAAACAAAACACATCAAGGTTTAGAAGCTTTGAAGGCTTATCAAAAAAAATGGGATGAAAAGAATCAATGTTTTAAAAACAGACCGATTCACAATTTTGCTAGTCATCCTGCTGATGCGTTTAGATATGGTTGCACTTTTGTAGGTGGAGAGGTGACAGACTGGAAAAAAGAAATTTTTGTTGATACAAGATATGTAGTTTAATTATGCCAAAAAAAAGAATCAAAACACTAGAAGATCAAGATTTAAAAAATATTTTACAATCACACATAAATAATGCTTTAGGATTTTTAGGTGGAACACTTTCCACTCAAAGAGAAAAATCTTTAGAATATTATCAAGGAGACAAGTTAGGAAATGAAATAGATGGAAGATCGCAGGTTGTAAGTACAGACGTTGCTGATACAATAGAAAGTTTATTACCTAATTTATTAAGGGTCTTCACAGCATCCGACAGGGTTGTTAGTTGTGAACCAGTTAAAGCAGAAGATGCTCCTTTAGCAGAACAAGCCACAGCATATCTTAATCATATTTTTTACAAAGAGAATGATGGATTCGTTTTACTTTATAATTTTTTTAAAGATGCTCTTTTAGAAAAGAATGGAATCTTAAAAGTTTATTATGATGATACTGTTACAGTTGAACATGAAACTTATAGAAATTTAACAGATCAAGAATATCAAGACATTATAGATCAAGATGATGTTCAGGTTGTTAAACATTCAGAAAAAGAAGATGAGCTAGGCGAAGAATCTTTAGAACAATTTGAAAATCAAATGAGCCAAGCAGGTTTAGATTTAGATTTACCCACTCCTAAATTACATGACCTAGAAATTAAAAGAACTTTAAAAAAAGGAAAAATAAAAGTTGATTCAATTCCACCAGAAGAATTTTTAATTGATAAGAACTGCATTAAACTTGATGAAGCAAATTATGTTGCACATAGAGTTGATATAACAAGATCAGAATTAATTAGCATGGGTTACAATAAGGATGATGTAGAAAGTCTTCCAGCAAGTGAGTCAGCAATTTTAAATACAGAAAAATTTGCTAGATATAAAAACATAGACGATTATCCTTTTAATAATTCACAAGATAAATCAACTCAAACAGTTACCATTTATGAAAACTATGTTCGTTATGATTATGATGGTGATGGTATAGCAGAACTTAGAAAAATAGTTTCTGTTGGTGAAAGCTCAGAACAAATTTTAGAAAATGTTCCTTGCGATCATATTCCATTTGTTTCAGTTACTCCAATTCCAATGCCTCACAGATTTTATGGTAGATCAGTTGCAGAATTAGTTGAAGATATTCAATTAATGAAATCAACTGTAATGAGACAATTGTTAGATAATATGTATTTAACAAATAATAATAGAGTTGCCATTATGGATGGAATGGTAAATATGGATGATCTTCTAACTTCAAGACCAGGAGGAGTTGTTAGAACTAAACAACCACCTAATCAAGTTATGCAACCAATACAAGCACAACCAATTTCAGGTCAGGCATTTCCATTATTAGAATATTTAGATACAATTAGAGAAGTTAGAACTGGTGTAACAAAATATAATCAAGGTTTAGATGCTGATTCTTTAAACAAAACAGCAACAGGTATTTCTGCAATTATAAATCAAACTCAAATGAGAGCAGAATTGATTGCTAGGATATTTGCTGAGACTGGTGTTAAAGATTTATTTAGAAAAATGTTTGAACTTTCAGTTAAATATCAAGACAAAGAAAAAATTATTCAATTAAATAATCAATACATTCCTGTTTTACCTACTGAATGGAGAAATAGATTTAATATTTCTATTGTTGTAGGTCTTGGCACAGGTACAAAAGAACAACAATTAATTATTTTAAATAATATTTTAGATAAACAACTACAAGCTTTTAACTTACAGGGCCAAAGAGAATACCCTATGGTTAGTTTAAAAAATATTTATAACACTTTATCTAAGATTGTAGAGAACGCAGGTCTAAAAACACCTGATAGTTACTTCATCAATCCTGACATTGGCAGACAATATGTAACTCCGCCTCCTCCGCCACCAATTCCACCTATTGAAAAAATAGAAATGGCTAGAATTGATGCTGAGAACAAGAGAAAAATTGCAGATGTTGCAATTAAAGAACAAGAATTAATTCAAAAGAAACAAGAAATGCTTTTAGACTTTGAAGCTAAGATAAAAGAAATAGCATTAAGGTATAATACACAGTTAGATACTACAAAAATTAAAGCAGATGCTGAATTAGACAAGATGATCGTTGCAACTAACAGTAAGGCACTTGAACAGGCACAAAAATCTGCTAATATGTATGCGAAACAAATACAAGGATTAAATGGAGAGCAAAGACCAAGCCAAGAGGGTGAAGGAGTTGAACAGATCCTCTCAGGCCAAACAGATTTTAGAGAATAATCTTTTTAAAGAGTCGATTGAATCTCTTAAAAAAATTTATTCAGATGCTTTGTTTGAACAAACAGGTGCAAAAGATGGTGATGCTAGAGAAA